GTGCTGCACCTGGACGCTCTACGAGAGCATCCGGAACCACATCTACGACGTCAACCACCGCGACAGGGACAGCCTGCAGCCCGATCTTGCAGCGGGAAAGCAGATGGTCCATGCCGACAACCAGATAAGGAGGCGCAAACACATTGCGAAATAGCATCGACTACCCCGGCGAGCGGGCCCCGCGGCGCCCCGCCGTGATCGCACAGGCTGGATACACCGGACAGAACCACTTTTCCGTTACATATGGCGATCAGAAAGTGATCGTCCGCGCCGAGGACGGCTATGCGGCCCTTTTTACCGCCGCCAAGCACTGGGGCTATAAATTCACCCGCCCGGAGTTCCACCAGAACGCCCGCGCAACAAAGCTCCACTACACGCCAGACACCCGGCCGGGGGCGCTGGTATGAGATTCGTGTGTGACGCCTGCCAGGATATCACGAACATCGAGGCCGACCGGATGGAGATCCAGGGCGACAAGCTGATGGTGTATAGCCGTGGGCGGCTGGTCTACGTTGCGGATCTGGGGCAGATCATGCTGGCGAAGCTTACGCCGGGGAGGGAGGACGGCAATGGACTTAGAACAAACCGCGATTGAGCGGCTGCGGATGGCCTCGGATATGAGCCTGCGCCTGTACAAGCAGCCGCTGGTGATCACATACTCCGGCGGTAAGGACTCGGACGTGCTGCTGCATCTGGCGGAGGCAAGCGGGATCCCGTTTGAGGTCCTACATAGTCTCACAACGGCGGACGCGCCGGAGACCGTCTGGCACGTGCGGGATACCTTCCGGCGGTTGGAACTGACCGGCGTAAAATGCGACATCGATACGCACCGGACGCCGGACGGCGGGAACGTGACGATGTGGAACCTGATCCCGCGTAAGCTCATTCCGCCGACACGCCTGAAGCGCTACTGCTGCGCGGCGCTCAAAGAGACCAGCGGGCGTGGACGGTGGATCGCGACCGGCGTTCGCTGGGCCGAGTCGCAAAAGCGAAAATCCCGCGGCGTTATGGAAGCGCTTCATAAGAATAAGGAAAAGCGGCTGACGCTGATGAATGACAACGACGAAAGCCGCATGCTGATGGAAAACTGCCAGCTAAAGGGGACCTGGACAGTCAACCCGATCATTGACTGGCAGGATGCTGACATCTGGGATTACTGCACGGCAGAAAAGATCTCGATGAATCCGCTTTACGCCTGCGGTTTTGAACGCGTGGGTTGTATTGGCTGCCCGATGGCAGGCAAGCACCGGAAGGTGCAGTTCGTGCGTTACCCAAAGATCAAAGCGGCGTATGTCCGGGCGTTTGACAGGATGCTTGCAGAACGGCAGACGCGGGGGCTGCCCTGCGACTGGCAGACGGGCGAGGACGTGATGCACTGGTGGATGGAAGATGGCGTTTTGCCGGGACAGATGGTATTTGAAGGAATGGAGGATGAAACATGACACCTGCTGAGATCGTGAAGTCGCTGCGGTGCTGCGCAGAAATCGGAGAATGCGAAAAGTGCCCGATCGACGCGGAGGCCACCTGGGATGATTGCCGCAAAAGAGACGTCGAAGCCGCCGACATGATCGAGCGCATGACCGCCGAGAACGCGGCGCTGAAAAAGGAGATTCGGAAAGCTGGCTGCATGTTTTGTGCGAGGTTTGAGGATTGCCCGGAAGGGTTTAAGCCGACCGGCCAAGAAGACTGCGATAATTGCGCAAAGAAACCGGATTGCGCGTGCATGGAATGCTCCGGAATCGGGAGCAGCTCAGACAACTGGGAATGGCGCGGCGCACCGGAGGAAGGAGACAAGGCAGATGCTTGATATTTGCCCGGTATCGCTGGCAGAGGCAAACGCCTTTGTCGCGGAGCACCACCGGCACCACAAGCCGGTGGTGGGGCATAAATTTTCCATTGGCTGCACAGACGGAGAGCAAATCGTAGGCGTTGCAATCGTCGGAAGACCGGTTTCGCGGTATCTGGATGATGGGTGGACGCTTGAGGTAAATCGCTGCTGCACGGACGGCACGCGGAATGCATGCAGCATGCTATATGCAGCTGCGTGGAGAGCATCCCGTGCGATGGGCTATCACAAACTGATTACATATATCCTCGATACAGAGTCGGGGACAAGCCTCAAGGCGGCTGGATGGAAGTGCGTCGGACAGGCCGGCGGGCTTCGCTGGACAGGCAAGCGCCGCCCGGAGGTAGACCTTTGCCCCGCACAAATGAAAATCCGGTTTGAGAGGGAGGAAGGAGGTAAGCATGAGTAAAGCTGTTTTGATCAGCATTCGCCCGGAGTGGTGCCAGAAGATCATGGCAGGGCGGAAGACCATTGAGGTGCGCAGGACACGCCCGAAGATGAACCCGCCGTTTAAGTGCTACATCTACAAATGCGGAAACGGCAAAGTCGTCGGGGAATTTCTGTGCGATCAGATCATCGAAGATCGCACGTATGGGCACAATGAAGAATTTTACAGAGCAGCCTGCATGAGCGCATACGATGCGGCGGCATATGCAATGCAGTCGCCGATGTATGGCTGGCATATCTCCAACCTGAAAATCTACGATACGCCGAAGGAACTGATAGAATTTCACACTTGGAAAAAATGCAAATCATGCAACAAGAGTGGGTACGAAAGCACAGCCTGTATCTATGATGAAAATTGCATAATTCCAGCGGCGATTACTAAAGCACCACAAAGCTGGTGCTATGTGGAGGAAGAGATATGGAACGATTGACAAGTCCTAATATCAACGTAGACCCGGATACCGACCGATTTCTGCACGCCGTGATCGGCGGAAAAGAAATCGACTGGAAGCAGTCCCGGGACAGCACGCTCAACGTGCTGATCAACGGCCCAACGAGCAACGGCTTTGGCAAGGATATTTTCCGCAAGATGGCCCGCGATCTGTACGGACGGCTGAAAGCCTACGAGGACACGGGGCTTGAGCCGGAGGAAGTAACCGCTCTGGGGAAACTGTTCGATTACGCGCTGAAAGAATCAAAAACGCTGACTGAGCAGCTTACATTGCTCAAGCATATCCGCAAGCTTGCCGAGGCCGACAAGGAAGGCCGGTGCATCATCCCGCCGTGCAAGGTGGGCGAGACGGTTTATTTCGTAAACGCCAAGCAGATTCTCGAATTTGCGGTGGTAGGGTATGCGGTGGATGAAACAGGTATCTCATGGGTTTACAGTGAGAACGTCGATAAAATAGGGAATACGAATGAGCGCACGTTTAGCCCAGATAGATTCGGAAAGAACACTTTTTTCACCCGCGAGGAGGCCGAAAAGGCTTTGCGGAAAATGGAGGGCAAGGCATGACCAGAAAACGCGCAAGAAAGATCCTCATGTCCATCGGCACGAGCCGGAACCATGCAAACTGGGGGCTGACGGCAAAGCCGCGCTGGAAGACAAACGCCGGTGTGGTAGAGGATACGCTGACGATCAAACTGTACGCGAAGTTGCTGCGGGCAAGAATGGAGGAGAGGAAAGATGGTTGAGGTACATTGGTTACAGATACTCCACATTCTTTTTGTAGGGTTTTGGCTTGGATATCTGGTGAGAGGATGGGTGAAGAGGTGATGGCTGAAATGGATGGCAAGAAGGATGGCTGAACTGAAACCGTGCCCGTTCTGCGGCGGAGAAGCAATACTTGAAACAGTAGATGGCAACAGCCCAGAGGGGGAACTTTGAAATGATTGGTTACATCAAAGACAAGGACGTCTACGCGCTCTTTGACGAGCGCGGGACTGCTCGCTTGCACGTCGGGGACATCGACAGACTGGAAAGGGTATGCTTCCCCGCCGAAGATCGCGCGTGGAAGAAGGCCATGAGCATCCTCGACAAAAAATATGCGGAAGCGAAAAAGCTGCCGTTCATCCGTGACCCGCTGGCATGGGCACTGTATCACACTTGGAGGGAGTTTGACAATGGAAAACGTTGCGACTGAAGAATTTATCAGCAGAACCGAGGCGCTGAAAGACTTTGAATCCTGCAACGCGGAAAATCCGAACTGGACACCTCAGCGGGTGAAAACGCTCCTGCTCCGCCAGCCCGCCGCCGACGTTGCGGAGGTGGTGCGGTGCAAGGACTGTGCAAAGCATTATATCGTACTTGGCCGCGATATGTG